CAAGATTCCGCCAATCAGGTATGGATTTGAACGAAATCGTCGATGTTTACGCCGAATCTGTTGAAGAACAGCCTGTGGAGCTTGAAAACCATGAATGATTATGAATTAGAAGATGATGGACTAGCTCCAAGAACAGATGAAGAGCTCGCTGTTATCTATGAAGTTGAGTCAAATCCCGCTTTTTCACGAAAAATTGACCAAATAGAGTCATACCCTCCAGTAGACCGCGATCGTGCTATTTTAAACACCTATCGCCAGAAGCTCTCAAGGGAAGAAGACGAGAAAAGACGCCGATTTATGGAGCAAAACCCGAAAGTATTCAACCAAAGGCATAAGAGCTTATACATGGTGCCTGGAGGTTGGAGCGAAAAACCTCAAACCATGGAAAGACCCTTCCCAAGCCGCTTAGTGCGGTAATAACCCTGTTTATTATGCCAAGAAAGAAAAAACTACAACCAATCGAGCAATTCGAGAACGAGGTAAGCTCTTTATTCGTACGCTGGTGGGAAGAATCCGACCTGGACGAAGAAGAAATGGCTCTCGCAGCTGTTAATGTCATCGAACGCTTTTGCGACACTAGCGTCGAATTTGAAGCAGATTTTGATTTGGAGGACTAAAAATGCCAGCAAGAAAGAAAAAAGCCGCTAAAAAGACAAAAACAAACAAAGATGCATGCTACCGTAAGGTCAAAGCATCTTATAAAGTATTCCCTTCAGCCTACGCCTCAGGGGCTATAGCCAAATGCCGTAAGCGTGGGGGCGCAAAGAAGAAGTAATGGCCGTAAGAAAGACGGCAAAGGGTGCAGCGCTCAAGCGTTGGTTCAAGGAAAAGTGGAAAGATGAAAAAGGGAACCCGTGTGGATCATCTAAAAACAAGGGAGTCAAGAAGTGCAGACCCAGCAAAAAAGTTTCAAAGAAAACCCCAGTCACATGGAAAGGCGTCGGCAAACGTAAGAAAGCTGTCGTAGCTGAAAAAAAGCGTGTTGGTATGGGGAAACGAACATCATCAATCAGAAAGAGGAAAAAATAATGCCAGGATTCGGAAGATCATACAAAGCAAAGAAAACGTCGGGTAAAAAGAAACCTATTAAGAACATGCGCGGAAAAAAAAAGCCTGCTGCTCAAAGTGCGCGCGTAAGAAAAGGTAAAAAATGAAAAATAAACAAACAGACTACAAATCAGACGGCGAGTATGGATATGACAAGGATCCGATAGCACCTGCAATGCCGGGGCAGAAAAAAGAAAGTCCTTTCGCTCCAGTAGAAAGTTCCAAGCCTAAGAAGAAAAAGAAGAAGAAGGATTATGCAAATCTCTCAGACGAGGAAATAGAGGCTAAAGCGTATAAAAAAGCAGATAGAAAATTTAATAAATCTATGGACTCACTAAAAAAAAGAGCGGGAACTGGTAACCACCCACTAAACAAATAATCATGGCAAGTAAGAAAGGAACCATGAAGGGTCACAGCATCAAGGGAGGGCATAAACGCCCTACCAAGAGTGGTGCTGGCATGACCAAGAAGGGTGTTGCGAAATATCGTAAGGATAATCCCGGATCCAAGCTTAAGACCGCGGTTACCGGCAAGGTAAAGAAAGGGAGTAAATCGGCCAAGCGTCGTAAATCCTATTGCTCCCGTTCTGCTGGTCAGATGAAAAAATTCCCCAAAGCCGCTAAAAACCCAAATAGTAGACTAAGACAGGCGCGTAGACGCTGGAAATGTTGATGAATATATACACAGAAGATGAACTGCGAATGAAACTCGCAAACAAAGAAAACCAAATTGATGAGCTTTTAATAGTCATTGATACGGCTCAGGCCGCATTACGAAGGGCGGAATCTGCGCTCGAGGGTGAGGATAAAGAACATGTAATTAACCCGAGTGCAAAATGGGTGATGAACTTCAAAATATAGGTGATTCGGATCAGCTTGCCGATCTCATACGGATTGATCCGGAGGTCTGGTTTAGCACATTCGCTGTCATCAAAGATAAACGTGGTAAAGATATTAAGCCCAAACCTAATACGCTGCAGAAGCGTATGTTCGCTCATTACCGAAAATGCCAGATAGAGGGTCTTCCATGCAAGATGATCATCCTGAAACCCCGTCAGAAGGGGGCGAGCACCTGTGCTCAGGCCCTGATGTATCATCATATGAGAAAGTACGAGAACTTAAGCGGGAGTCTGATGGGGGACATAAGCGGTACATCGGACAAAGTTTTCGAGATATATCGAAGGTACGCCACAAACGACATCTTCCCATGGGACGATACAGGAATAAACCTGGAGGAAGGTGGCAATCTCGCGGATCTAATAAAGCTGGCAAGCCGAAGCCTATACGGAAAGGAAACTGCGGGTTCAAAAAACGCGGGTCGAAGCGGAACAATACAGGTTGGTAACATGACTGAGGTTGCGTTCTGGCCTATGCAAGGCGAGCGTGACCCTGCTTTGGGTTATTTGCAGTCTTTATATGATGGCGATTCGGTTTCTTTAGTTGTAGCTGATTCTACACCTAATGGCCCGAATGGTTGGTTTTATAGAACCTGGGTCCAGGACAATGAATGGGCTAAGATATTTGCCGCATGGTTTGAATTTGAGGACTCTGTAGTACCGTTTGCGAACGATGATATGAAGCAGGACTTCATAGATACCATGACCGAGGACGAGAAACAGGAAATGGAACGCTTTGATGTAAACTATGAGCAATTGCACTGGCGTCGTCGTGTTCTTCAGGACAAGTGTAACGGTGATTTAAGCAAGTTTAGACAGGAGTATCCGTCTGACCCGGACGAATGTTTCCTTATGTCATCCCGTCCCAGGTTTCATATAGCTAATGTTGAAAACATGTATAAAGCCTGCGATAGCCAAGGTTGTCGTATTGGTAATATATCTGTGCAGGGAGATAATAAAAACGCTTCTTTTGTTCCCGATCGTGCTGGAATGTGGAAAATCTATACAGAACCAGAATACGATTCTAAATATGTAATATCTGCGGATACCTGTACGGGTGAAGATCAGCAGACTCAGGGTCTTGCGGCCGATCCCGATTACCATTCGGTACAGGTTTGGAGGGCTCCTTTTGAGGATTGGCATGGTGAATGGCATGTTCCGAGACTGGTAGCAATACATCACAGTCGTGTGGATATAGGAATCCTAGCCCATGAGGTGGAAGCAGCAGCCAGATTTTATGGAAATGCTTTCGTAATCCCTGAAGTTAACAATTCTGGGCTGGCACTATTAAAGTATCTACTGGAGATGGGTCTAAATGTTTATAGGAGACGCAAATATAACGATTCTATGGGTATGGTTGAGAAGAGTTTTGGCTGGAGTACGGACAAAATCACTAGAAAAACGGTAATAGACCACTTGGCTTCGGAAATTATCGAAGAAAATGTGGATATACCCGATCCTGATGTATTGAAAGAGTTCAAAACCTTTATAATTAACGATCGGGGTAAGCCTGAAGCTGCTCCAGGACATCACGATGACCATGTTTTGGCTGCGGCGATTGCATTGTACAACATTGACAGCGCAACTACTTATAAGACGCCTAAAAAGAAAAAGATAACTAATCGCATGCTTCGCAAAAATCCGGGTTTGATGTGCCCCGATGGGTTTATGAGGGTTCCTCTAGGTGCGATGACTAAGAATTACAAGCGGTTGATGCCTTAAACACAGGCCTATACATTTTTCTTATGGCTGACAGTATAGAAAAAATCGCAGAAGATATATTCCGTGCCGCGTATTTTACGGGTGGAACAGACGAGGACGTTTTTTATGAAGCAGGTCCAAGATTAGAAGCATTAGGTTTAAGCTTCAAAGACTTAGACAAATCTTTAAAACCTTTAAAAGAAAAATACAAAACGAGTCGCCCGAAGGCTGCTGATAACATATACGACATAATTACATCAGAGTTCAGTGGAGACGAAATGAGGCGAGCTTATCAATCTCTAGGTATTGATCCAGGAGAGGAGCTAAAAAGCAGGAATGCAGAGAAAGCCGCTGAAGCCGCTGAAGCCGCTGAAGTCGCTGAAGCCGCTGAAGCCGAAGCAAACCCTCAGACTAACTCTAAACCTTTGACTTTAGATGATATTGGCGGGTCGGGCCAAGAAAACCCTAATCAGGCTCCACAACCTAATAGAGCTCCCCCAAGAGACATGGATCAGCCTAGTCCTGGTATGAGTCCGTTAAAGACAGCCATATCAATGCAAAACCCTCGTACAGGGTTTGACCTTGAAGGTAAGAGATCTCCTAACGAGCAACAATACGAGAATATACAGAAAAAGACTTTAGATAAGGCAAACTTCGAAATGACTCTTAACAATTTCGAAGACAAAAGAGATGCTTATCTAGATCAAAAACAGCGACAAAAAGAAAGAATTTTTCAAGAAAACTATTTAAATAGTCCGTATGGTTTCTCGAAGTATGGCTCGTTTGATAAAGTTTCTCCCGAGATGCAGCAACAGCTTCGCGATAAATATAGCGATGCTCAGATCAGAGGTAGGGAGAGGATGATGAATCAAGGTGCTCAAGGCTCGGTGGGTCCACAAGGCCCAGCTGGCACCCCCGGTAGTCCAGTAAGAGAGAACATACCTCAACAGCAATTTGATAACATGTCTATGGATGAGTTGGATTCGCAGTTACCCGACTCAAATATATCGACCCTAGAACCGATGGTTGCTACGGCTACAAAGCCAAAATCAAAAACTAGATATATCCCAGAATACGGAAGTGAGGGGTTCCGAGGTTTTAGAGATACAACAGATGGTTTCTTTATTAAAAATTCAGGAGTTGGAAGAGATAAACAGCTACAGAGTCTTATGCTTCAAGACGCAGAAGATTCAACAAGCCGATCAAAATTTCAAAATAACAACCCTTTCGGAACTCAATATAGACCTGGAGCTAGACAACCTATCCAGGCAAGTCCGCAAACAGCTACTATGGAATACCCAAAAACAGATGCTGTAATGAGAGACCTGAACTCTAGATCTAAAAAAGAGCAGCTAGATGTTATTAATAGATTCAGAAATCATAGGGGTGAAGATTCTATCTACAATCCCTTTGTATAGTCTTTAAGATATGTCCCTCTTCGACGATTTAGATTTGGGGGCTAGTGAATACTCAGGCGATAACGATAGCTTAAGCCAATTCACAAGTAAGCCCATTCAGAAAAAATATCAGCCATTCGGTGGGCCCATGCAGCAAAGCTCGCAACCTGTGCAGCAACCTGTACAGGAAGCTGTACAACCCTCATATAACCAAAATGTTTTTGAAGATGATCATCTTACTCAGTATGAACAGGCTCAAAAACAGCTTCGGTACATAAACAAAGACTACAGTGTTTATAGTGATTCAGCCAGAACAGCTGAAAAACGGTATGAAGATTTTAAAGAAAGTAAATTCATGCCTTTCTTTAGAGACCTCAACCCAATTGATGAGTTTGAGAACGACGATGATTACTTTCGATCGTTGGATTCTATGTATCAAAAAACTCTTAAAACCAGT